TCCGCACTAAAAGTGGTTGTCTCATAGGGCATATTGTTTGACGGATCAATAGCCGTATCCGGAACTTGAGCCTGTCTGTAAAGTTCTAGCATTCGTTCATTCATTTTTAATCCTTAGTATAAAGCCAGCGGCGAAATCTTGTTGATACTGTAGTTGCAACATTTACACCAATAATCACAACCACTAACATAGTCAAAATAGTTTCAATCATTTTACTTCCTCAAGAACATAATGGTCTGCGTCAAACACCTGCTTAAAGCGACTTGCTAACATATAAGCATGGGCTTCGTTGTCAGCTTTGATATCCATTGTAACACTAGCAGCCTCATTTGTATAAAGGCTATTGTCAAGGTTAGTAAAGAACAATTCAAGTTTATATGCTTTCATTTTTACTCCAAATGAATTCTTCTAAATCATTAAGGACTTCTGCTTTACTGTTTCCGCTTTTAGAAACGATTGACATACATTCCTTGACAATCAACTCGGCGAACAAGTCGGGGTCAAAGTGACGGGTCACTGATACTGACTTGATAGTAGGATCAACTTCAGAACTAAAATATTCTTGTCGGCGTTCTATGTGAGCCTGCTCATACAGTGGTTTAATTCGTTCGTTCATTTATTAACTCCAGTAAACCAGTATACGGTAAAAACAGTAAGCACGACAGCTAGCCAGCCTGCCATCATCAATAGCGCAAACTTAATACCTTCAACAAGAAAAGTAGGCACCGCAAAAGTTGTCATTTCAATATACATTACTTCACTCCAAAATCGTGGTTGATTGCACGGATGTAATCTTCGGAAGTGGGCACTTGACCTTTTTCTTCCATGACCACATCGGTGATTAGAATACTTGCGATTACCTTTTTGTGCATGTCCTCAATAATCAACTCGGCGAATTTTTCCATCAACTCATGCACTGACTTGGCTTGATCCATTGTGAAAGTAAAGCCAGCATCTTTGTTGGCTTCATTCATCAGTTCAATCATTCGTTCGTTCATTACTTGATTCCAAAAGTATTGAGTTGGGGTTGCAAGGTGTTAATCAATTCAGTTTCCCGAGCATGAGCAGGACGCTTACCACGCACAACCTCGATGACACCGAACACAAAACGCTCGGCACCACGCTCACGCAATGCGCGGCTCAGACCCCAATTCTTGTCCTCGGTCATAGCCCGTTGCATGTGCTTTTGCATACGACGGTTGAGGGTCTTGCGAACATTGCCTTTGAATTCCATCGCAGTCAAACCGATGTAGTACTCAAGTGTTACAACATCCTGGATGAAGTAAATCACTTGGTTACGATCTGTGCGGCGTTTGCGTTGTGTTTTCAGCATGTATGTATTATGACACAGGTCGGATTTATTGTCAAATTTTGGATATCCTGTATGTTAGTAAGTACTAACTAGGGATAATTCCGCTACTTGTATGTCAGAGTGCGTGGCCAGAAAAAGAATTGGTCCTAGAGCGCCTAGGACCGTAAAATGAATACTTTTGTTTTCTAAAATTGTAATACTTGAGTATTACTTTTGGATGAAGCCCATGCACATTTCAAGATCGTACCACGCTACTGCTTTAGTATTCATTTCGTAAATCAGCACAGGGTCTGCTTTAGTATTAATACTGTCAAACTTGAATTTCATTTCAAATTCGAGAGCGCCAGCAACTTCGTCAGAATCATCAAAAAAGACGTTCGCTTTGTTAGTGTTCACAAACGTATCGATATCGTAAGACATACTAGCACCTTTCGTTAATGAAGATGCTAGTATATTCCCAAAACAATTATTTGTCAAATTTTTGTTGCTTTAGCAATCTTTTCCTGCTCACCGTAGTAGGTGACATATCTGGGACCGTTCTCACCATGTCGCTTGAGATACTTTTCAGCCTGTTCCCTAGACTCGGCTTGAACAATAATCATGGTGTTGTCAGTTTGCGAATAGTCTAAACGGAAAATAAAATACTTTAGCATTTTGAACTCCTTTCGTTTACTGTAATTACAGTATATCGGAGTTTGGATTATTTGTCAACAAATTAATGGCTTCAGACAATACCTTCATTTGTTTGTTAGTCACATCCAATTCCCAAGGTAAGTTGCTGTATTCTTCGTATGTCATGTCCTCGGGGAGTTTCTTAGTGATAGGAATACCATGCCAGTAACATGTACCGTCACTTTTAATTTTTAAGAAACCCTTGTGCTTTTGATGTACGTGGATCAATTCATGCGCTAGTATTTTTGGTATTGCATCAAAAGGTAAAGTGCTATTGATACCTATACGATTTATACGTAACATGTCTATGCCACCATAGACATTTTCATCCAATGGATATAAACACACTTCTAACAGAGGTGGTAGTTCTATTATCTTAGAGATAGCATTAGCAAATTTGTCTATTATTGCTTCTTGTTGATAATTGCGTTTATCAGTTTGGTAAAAATATCTAACGTCCACGAATTATTTAGTTTCGGCTTCAGTTTTTAGATACTCATAGTTGATAGTGTCTAGATTCTCACGGAACACAATAGCACCATTACGTAGATGGAATCTACGTGCTACATCAGTCTTTGGACTTAGTGTCACAAAACGTGTAACGCTAGGATAATCACGCTGGATACCCTTAACTGCTTCAATCAATAACTCTTGACCTTTTCCTGCTTTATAACTCCAAATGGTATAGAACACAGCAGTTGTGGGAACTTGCGCTGTAGTCTTTAAGTCATTTGTATCCTGTGGCACAAAGTCGTGAAAACTAACACAAACCATTGCGTCTGGTTTGTCTTCGTTTACAAGTGCGGCGACCATTCTGCCATCGCTTACGCGGAAGTCAGTTGGTATTTCAGGACGAACAGGATCGTCTTTGATGAAGTCTAGTAGTTTATTGGTGAGGTCTTTGATGAAGGTAAGCATGATAAATGTATTTATACATTGTGTATAAAATACGTATATTATGCCTTATATATTACCCTCAGACTCTTTTCAACCAACAATTGTCTTTCGTGGGCAGTCCTTGCGCCCAACACAGTCACATTGTATAATTGGTTATTTGATTTCACTAGCATGGTAATACAGAACCCTGCGGCTCTAGTGAATCCAGTCTTTATTGTGACTATTCCCTCTTGTCCAAAATACTTGCTAGTACTGTTGCCGTTTACTTTGACTCGCTTCTTTCCCTTAACATTCTCCGCAACTATAGTAGATGATCTGGCTGCAAATCTTACAATGTCGTAGTTACTAACTTCTTTGGTCAAAGTAATCACATCCTCTATGGAACTATAGTTCATGGGACTAAGACCTGTGGGTTCTATAAATCTAGTATGATGCATACTCAAATTTTCTGCATGGATGTTCATAGTGTGAACAAATCTAGTATATCCTCCCGGATAGTTTTCTGCTAGTGTTATGGCAGCAAGATTGTCGCTACTGATTAAGGCTAGGTTGATTAGGTCTAATCGACTCAACACCATTCCTTTAACAATCTTCGTGTTGGGTGTTGGTTTACCATTTACTGTCAATAACTCTGACAAGTCCTGATTCTCTTTAAGAACAGTATAAACAGTCATTAGCTTGCTAATGCTAGCAATACTGACCTCATTACTATTCAAAGAGCCTGTTACTACTTTTTGGTTAGTAACATCATACACCACTGTATTTGGGTTCGCTAATGCTAGTAACGGTGTCAACAATAAAGATAACAAAATTTTTCGCATAGTTTATTTATTGTACAGTGTTTTTGTAAGTCTATCAATTATTAAGGCTAAATAATTGTCTATGTTTATGTCGTTACCTGAGCTTGATAAGAAAGCTAAAGAATACTATTACTCTGACCAATTAGATAAAGCACTGTTTTGTTATGCACAGGCTTTTATACAATACCCAAATATGGGTTTGGCATATAGTAACTACGGCAATCTGTTACGTGAATCAGGATATCCTGAACGTGCATACAAGTTCATCGAAATGGCAATAGAGATAAACCCAGATGAAAGAATTCCTCCATTCAATCTTGCGGTCGCTCATTTGGCAGCAGGAGATTTAGAAAAAGGTTGGGAACTGTTTGAGGCTAGATGGCGCTTTAAACACCATGAGCATATCTTACTTCAATACGAGAAACCTAGATGGGAAGGACAAGATGTGACTGGAAAGACAGTCGCAGTACTATGTGAAGAAGGTGACGGAGACAATATTCAATTCATTCGTTTTATAAAACACGTTGAAGAATTGGGTGCTACTGTTATCATTCAAACAGAACCACAATTAAAAGAATTGTTTACTAACTCATTTAACAATCTAGTAATTGACAACACAGAAGAATTACCTGAACACGACTACTGGATTCCCATATTAAGTTTACCTAAATTGTTGAAGATAACATACGAAAACTTCCCAGTCTCTGAACAATATATAACTCCTAACAAGCAACCCAAATGGAAGAAAATATTAGGTAGGAAGACCAAAAAGCGTATAGGGTTTTGTTGGAGAGGTAGAACAAAAAAGATACCATTCAATGTTATTGTAGATTTTATAAAAGCACATCCACAATATGAATGGATAAGTTTACAAGCCGCACTTGATGATGGCGAAGAAGAAGTATTATCACAGTTGAATGTTAAAGACTATTTTGATAATATCACAAATTGGAATGACACTGCTGGTTTAATTGAACACTTAGATTACGTTATCTCTATTGATACCGGTTTGATACATTTGGCTGGAGCCATGAATAAAACTGGCTTCTTGTTGTTAGATAGATATAGAACGTGCTGGAGATGGTTGTACGATAGAAATGATACACCCTGGTATTCATCCTTGACTTTAGTTCGTCAAAAACAAATCCAGGGGTTTGTTGACCAATTTGAAGAATTGTCTAAATTACTTGCCGGCTAAAGGGTTGTCAATAGCTTTTTGAATCTTATTGTCAACTTCTTTTTTCAACTGTTCTACTTCTTTAGATATTTCTCTGCGGGCATCAGCCATTTCTTTACGAATAGCATTAACCTCGCCTCTTGCTTTATCTAAATCTTCACGCACATCTTTACGTGCTTGACGCATTTCTTGTTCTGTCTCACGCTGAGCCTGTTTTACAGAACGCTCAACTTGCTCAGTTACAGTTTCGTTACGACGGATATCATTCTTTAAATCAGTTTTGATATCACGTGTATAGTCACTAGACTTTTGGCTGTTTTCTTCGATAACTGCTAAACGCTTGTCAAATCCTGAAAGATCAGGAGCTGTGTATTCAGCAATCTTTTTCTTCATACCAACATAGTCTTTGTAGACTTCAAACGCACCGTATAGTCCACCTAGTGTAGATGATACGATTGTGAATGCAACCATTAGTTTTGCAGGTGTGAACTCATACCCACCGATACTAATGACAGTATCTTTGCTGGCATATTTCTTAGCTGCTTCTTCTAGTTGATCGACCTTTTCGTTAAGGTTCTTATTATCTTCTGCCATTTTATTTTCCTTTAATTAAAATTTCCATGTAATGCTTGTGAAGCCTACATTGTTTTCAATACCGTTTTGTTTCTGATTTCTGATACCTATGTTACCTAGTATATTACTAGATGGGGTGAAACCAACTGTTACGGTTGATGTTTGCAACTTATCACTGTTCATTGCATACTCTGCACCTAGAACGACTTGTCCTAATTGCTTATCCCAGCGGAATCCATATTCATTTGTAGTATGGATTTGGTTAACTTTGTCGTATGACATTGCTGTTAATGGATCTCCTGTTTCGGAGAAAGCATTAACTTTAGTCTGGTTTGTTCTAACACCAGCTAACAACTTGAAGTTGTTATACTCTGGTGTATAGATTCTATTGTGCAACCAATTATCAACACCATTTGTTGATCCAGTGTTTGTGATATTCAAGTCTTGGATACTGTGGTAGTTTGTAAATTTATTGTTGCTATGTCCTAGTGTAGTATTCAACAGCCAACCATCATATGCATATAGAGAATACAATGTACCTACTACCTTATAAGAATCAGCTCCTGCTTGATCTCCGGTTAATGTTCTAACAGCTTCTGCATAGCTACCACCTACTATTAAGTTTGGTGATATTCTGCGGTCATAGCCGAGACCAGCTATATTTCCTTTTTGTCTATAACCATCTTTGGTATTAGTGAAATTACCTTCACCGATGATATACATCCATCCTTGATTCTCGTCACCGAATGCACCGATACGTTGTCTAACTACGTTTTCATCGACGGTGAAGCGTTCTACGATGCTACCAGTCATTGCTTGATTAGTCCAATCGCTGCTTTGTCTGATACGGTCAATACCATCGATGCGTGTTGTCCAAGTTTGTACTACTTGGGTAGTTACTGTAGGATCACCATTAACAGTTACGCTACTAGATGATACTAAAGGAGTACCACTTGTTGTAGTCACAACAGCAGATCCAGTTGTAGTTGTTGTAGTATTATCACTATATGTTGTAGTAGTTACAGGGGTTGTTGTAGTTGTTACTGTTCTTGGAGTTGTAACTGTTGTAGTTGTAATTACAGGATTGTATGTTGTCGTGGTTAACACATTATCAACAGCAAGAGTTTTTGCAGTTTGCGCGCCGCGATTCAATGCTGTAGATGTTGTTACGATTGGTGCACCTGGAGCAGCAGTAATTGTAGTAACAGGAGAACCATTGGTTGTAGTGCTTGTTACTGTGTTTGTTGTACTAGTACCTGTAACTGTAGGACCTGAACTACCTGCAGTTTGGCCAGCTGTCAATGGTGTGGTATTAGTATATGTATAACCAGTCAAGTCTCCGGCTGATACACTACGATTCATACTAGTAAATGTTCCTGATTGACCTTTACTATAACCTGCTTCGGGTGTGATAACTGTGCCCCAAGCGCCGTTACCTAAATAGAAGATAGCGCCGTTGCCTAGGGCAGAGAATGTTCCTGTGTTGTTGATAACTTTATACAGTGTTCCATCACTGTTGTATAATCCCAAGCCGTAGGTGCCAGGATTAGTTGTACTATTAAAGAATGCAAAGTATCTACCATTAGATCCTGCGTCTGCAATCTGTGCATCTGTTAGGCGTGCGGCACTGTTAGCTTGTGTAGCATAGTTTACGCTAGCATACAAATTGTTAAAGTTGAATGCATTTAATGTAGTACCACTCCATGAGTATTGTACGTCCCAAATCTGAGCAGTAGTAAATCTACCATCTGTGATATCTGCTTTGGCTGCTACCATTGCAAATAATAACGTAACTGTCCCTAATATCTTTCTTAAACTCATTTTATTTCCTTATTATTATTCTTATTGTCTGTATTGACTCTCTACCATTTCATTGTGTAGTCTGTCACTTGCACCTTGCATTCTACGCTGTGCGTTACGATTATCAACTACTGGTTTTGAATACTTCATAGCTAGTTCTAATGCATTTGTATCTGGTAATGTTGCTTGCTGATATCCTACAAAGCCAGGAACATAACCCATAAGCCCCACTAATAAACCTTGTGTGGCTACTTGACCTTCCATAGTATTAGCCTTGCCTGCATTCTGTGCTAATTCTTTAGCCTTTTGTGATATTTCTTTTCTTGCATTCTCTGGATTGTTACCTGGCTTTCGCTCTACTTTAGCAACTTCATTGTCTGTCTTTTTCTGCTCTTGTGCTCTTTCTTCTTGCTTTGCAGGAGGAGGGGGCGGTGGAGGAGCAGATGCCGCAGTTGTTGCATTAGCTATTGGAGATGTAGTTATTGTAGATGTATTTGTCTGATTAACTACCGAAGTCACAGATGCAGGTGAAGTTGATGTAGCTGATGTAGTTGATGGTGTAGATAATACTGCATCGACTGTTGTGTTTACAACAGTTACTTTTGCAGGATCATTTTTAGCAACTTCATTAGTTGTAGTCAACTGTTGGTTTACTGCGGTTGTCACAGCAGGATCTAGATTAACTAGATACTTAATAGCGTATGCTGTTTTGTATCCCTCACACAATGTACTAAACAAAGAATCTTTCAAACACTGTTCATTCAAGTATGTCTGATAATTAGGACAAGTTGGATCACTCATTGGATTTGCATTACATTGCTGTGTTTTTAATGCAGCCGCATAGCCAGGACAACTTGAATCATACAATGGATTAGCTGTACACTGTTGTGTCTTGTATGCTTCAGCATATCCAGGACAATTTGGTGAGGATAATGGATTGGCGGCACATGGATCTACTAAGTATCTTAATTCAATCGATGGCTCTCGTACACGTGGTCCGTAATAACCTGCCCAGAATCTATTATCTTTACCCGTCCATTCCATAGTAAACCCTGAAATGTTAGAAGATAGATGATTTTGCGGGAACCACTGAGTTCCGGTAAACGTTTGAAATTTTTCTGAATCTCCGGTAGTAGGATCGTTATATGTATAGTTGTATGTCTGCAACGCAGAACCATTCAATCCAGTTAGTGTAAACTTACCTGACAATGTTCCAGTATTACTATCAGCATTATTAATTTTCCAAGAGTAATTATAGCCACCTATTGACAAGCCAGCATTTTGTAATGCTTGATTAAACGCATATGTTTGAGCAACAGTTTGTGTAGTATATCCGAAAATAATAGTATTTGTGCTAGCATTAAATGCCGCGGCATTACCTCCACCTGATGATCCTCCCGCAGAACCCGGAACAGTATTAGTCCACGAACCCTGTGTTGATTGCAAAAGATTCGGGGACGATAAGTACGTTGCTCCAGCCGTCGGCTGCGTATTATTCTGAGCGGAACAGATTAGAGAACCAAGTACCAATACTAGAACTAGAAACTTTTTCATCATCTTGCTTTACTGTTGTTTCAGATACCTTTTCCACTTTTGGTGGATTGCCAGGAATTCTATGTGGATTAGCATCCCAAATCTCTTTAGCTTCGGCGCCGATCTTACCGTCGATTGGGCAAGGTGTGCCAGCACTAATCATAGCGTCCCAGACACGACGGTCCTGACACATTGTAGCTACAGCGGCTACTTTCATACCCATGTCATATAGGGTCTTGGATAACTTTAAGCGTTCACAGTTTAAGTCAACAGTTGTCGAACCCATACTGAAACCAAATATTTGTGTTTGTACTGCACCTGATGCTCCAACTACGCATAAGTCACTATTGATACTAGTAATTGCAGGAGCAATAGCACTAGGAGGAGGTGATTTCACCGTAGTAGTAGACTCCGAATACGTGCTACTAGTAGATGTAGATTGTGTTATGATTGGATCAGTTTGTGCGATGGCGGATGCGCCAGCTAGGAATAGTATTGTTAATACTAGTTTTTTCATGTTGTCTCCCTTTATAGGTTATTATAATTATACATTGATATTTATCAAATTTTGGGCAAAAAAATATCAGCATATCTGGTTTTCCAGCCAAAAAAATAGGGACCGAAGTCCCTATTAGTCCGGTCCATAGACCGATTCTCGACTTTTCATTCCAACTGTACCGCCTCGTTCTTTGATTTGCTTTATAGCATCCTCAAACAGTACAGGGCCAAAGTCGTGATTTTCAACACAAGCATTGAAGTAACGAACATCTTCAACATCATCTTTCATCACTTTGTTAGCATGTAGATGACCGTGAATGTTAGTTCCGAATCTCCCCAGACTTTCTTCATGTACAGGGATATGACTAAGGATCATACCGTTCATTACATGATACCCGCGAATATCTCTAAAGTGCTGAGTGTAATCTTCCAGTCTAAAAATATCGTGGTTGCCCTTGATTAGAACCTTGTCACCGTTCAGTCTATGCATGATAGACAGAGACTTGCGATTGATAACAACATCACCTAGATGGTAAACTTTATCGTTAGGTCTGACCCGTTCATTCCAGACCTTAACCATTGCTTCATCCATCTCATCAGGGTTGTCCCAAGGGCGTAATTTCGTTACTCCATCTGCCCTCATAAAACGACATACCCCAGCATGACCAAAGTGTGTGTCACTCACTAGAAACACTGCTGGCATAATTCTTCTCCTTCTTTACACGACCGATTCGGCTTGCCTTGTTCCAGTCGTACTTAACACCGTCAGGTGTAACACCGTTCTTAACAGAGTCAACACCAAACATACCACAAACTTCAAAGTTTGGACCCTTTATAGTCACAAACTCATTCAATAACTTAGCATGATCCATTGCGGATGCTAAGTCTAAAAATTGTAAATCATTAATTTTGTACATCTTTTCAATCCATATTTCTTTTCTAATTCAACATGCCCTGCCAACGCATCCTCTTGATTATAATACTCAGCAACAACCTCACTATTACCATTACTATAAAACAAACACGATTCGTAGGGCTTACCCCAAAAAGTTATAACCTCACAGGTACTTAACTGGATATCAGGGGGATACATCCATACAGCATCATTACTTACGATTTGCCATTTCATATATCACCTTCGTAATTCTTAGGCACAATCAATCCTGAATCTAATTCAATACCATTGATTGTATGTGGTTCGTTTTCATCATAGGTCCAACCCAAGACTTTCATCATTTTGTGTTTGACCAGCAAGTTAGGGCTACGAAAATCCTCAGTGTCCTGAAAGCCCATCATCACACCAACTTCACATACTGCGCCACTGCGACACACACCTGCGACACAATGAACGACAACATCCATACGATTTTCAAGGGCATGTTGCAACAACTTAACCAATTGCTCGGCTTGTTCATCGGTGATTTTAAATTCTTCGCCAAACTTGTCATCACGCTCAAGGTCCAAGAATTCAAACTGATGTACCTCTTTAAACTTGTGCAAGGGAGTAGGGAACTCCATGCACGGATCAACAATTTGAATCAGCATAGAATTTTCACCCACACGCACATGATGCCCTTTCGGGATATCACTCAATGCTACATTTTGAATCCACATAATATTCCTTTGTTGGTACCCCAGATGGGATTCGAACCCACAAATACCACGACCTCAACGTGGCGTGTCTGCCAATTCCACCACCGGGGCATTAACTAAACTATATTATATACTAAACGGAAATTATTGTCAAGAGCAGAAAAAACACCCTAGTTGCTCTATGTATAATGTATTAATAAAGAACGTAGGTCGTGTAAGACTAATATTGCGTATGTTTGTCTAGGGTGTCTATGATATTTAGTGTTGGCTACTCGCACTACCAAGCCCCAACGTGGGTTTAAGGTTCCGTCCTACTTGTCTCTATATGGACAGTCAAGTTCTGCCCCACGGTATTTTTAAGTCGCTCGACTGTGAGCCTTAAGGTAATTCCCTGCGTACCCGGTTGATTTGGTAACAACCTACCCACTTATAATAACGGCAAAGTGTAATCCGAGTGTATATTAAGCCAAGTCGTAACGAGGCTTCATAACGGTCTTCAACATGATTGCTTCTGGTGTGAAGTCATCCATGTTACCGCCCATGATACCACCAGCAACAGCAGGGCTGAAGCCAGAGACTAGAGCAGTACCCTTCTTGTCAAACTTGACAGGAGTGTTACCGTATGCGGCGTTCAAGTTCCAGAACACAACTTGAGGGACAGTGTAACCTGCCGCCTTGAACTTGCGTTCAATCATTTCCATTGCTGATTCGTCACGCTTTACGCCTTGATCGAATTGCATGTCAGAAAAGATTACCAATGTTTCAGGCATTTCTGCTTGAGGAACATTGTTCTTGACAGCTACATCCAAGATCAATGCCATTGCCGCATGCAAGTTAGTGTTAGCTACCTCACCTGTGTTCATTTGGTTGATCTTATCGTTGATGTTACCATGTAGGCTCACCAACTTAGGAGTGTTACTGAAGGTCAAGAATGTATCCTTGAACTTACCGGTGTTCTTGTCCGCAAAGTACAAGCCTAGGGAGATTGCGACTTCCAAGCAGGTTAGACCTGACTTAGAACCGTAACCACCTGCCGCAGTTGTCATAGAACCACTAGAGTCTACCATAGGTAGAACATTAGAGGCACCGACATAGTTAGGCAGTGCATCCCATTGTGCTTGAACAACGTCAAGTTCTTGCTTAGACATTGTGTTGTAGCGACCGATGCGGCCCTTCAATACATCGTAAGGGAAGATTGCACTTGCGTTAATCTTCACACCACTTTCACCCTTCACCAACTTAGAAACGTATTCAGCGTATGTTTGACCATGGCGACCGAATGCCTTCTTGTATCGTGAGTGAGCGACAGAAGGAACATGACTGAAGTTGATGTTATCCCAGTCGTTGGCACACATTTGTGTTTCAACAACCTTGGTCATACCAACTAGAGTCTTACGGTATTGCTTTGGAGTCATACCGAACATTTCACGGATTTCAGCCGCGACCTTACCCTTACGAGGTGTCCACTTAGCTGCCAAACCGTTACCAGCACGAAGGGCATCGCCCAACATGTTGTATGCTTCCCACTTCAACTTAGGGTCAGTGAAAACGAACAAGTCATCCCAACGACCAACTTCAGGGACCTTCTTCATTAGACGCAAAGCATCTTCTGGAGAAGTCTTTTCCAAGTGACGTAGGACGTCACGGAACAATTCACGTTCACCGGAGCCACCGCGAACGTCACGTGCCCATTGGGCGATACGCAACGCTAGATCGGAGTTTTCTAGGTAAGCCGCTGTAAAAGCAGGAACAATGTTCTTGCCTCGGCTTGCGCCGATATTGTAAAACAAGTCTACACACGCATTTGCGCTAGAGACTCGCGCCTTCATGCCATTGGCAGTACGGGCTTCTTGATTCTTGATTGCGTCAACGAACTTCATAGTTTCTCCTTTCTATGTGATTATGAAGCGGGATACATTTTCTTTTTCCAATGAGAAAATAAAGTGTTGCTGTGAGTATCCCAAAATAAAACTGGATGATCGAAACAGGTTAAGTTTTTCTTTCTGGTCTAGCCTTTCCCCTGTATATTGGTTCAGTTTCCTAGAGCCCTATCAACAATTCATGTTGACTAGTTTGTGTTGTGTCTGTACAAACATCATATATGTCTTTCCATAAGTCGTCAGTTCCATTAGCGTCTAGTTTCCTAGCTATAGCCTTTCCAGGGGCCGCCGTCTACTGCATTAGCGGTAAAGAATTGTTTTTACTTGCTGTACTCATCCAAATAAAAATAACAGGATCGTTGCTGACTGCTTTTTTAAACAGGGCCATCACTCCTGTTGCGATAATGCTATTTCAATAGTTACCTTCAATGGGCGTACCCTCCAGTAACTACCATAGACACCACCAGTTCATAAAAATGATTATGTTGCTGTACCGATCCTAAAAACTTTCTCAATTCATTCAATACAAGTATTGTATCGTAAAGTGTGTTTACCGTCAATAGATTTTGGGTAAACAGTTGGCAGAGAGTAAGAGATTCGAACTCTTGTGCCGCAATAGCGACCATCACCTTTCCAGGGTGCGCCCTTCAGCCTCTCAGGCAACTCTCTATTATCTTACTGTTTTTGCTCTAGCTTCAATTACATCATCTATGTTGCCTTTTACAACAACATTGGTATATGTATCAGTGAAGCCACTAGCATGATCCACTACTCTGTTGTCAGGTTCGTGGTATGTTCTGATTCTTTCTTCTCCGGCTAGATAGCGTTGTGTATCTTCGTGGAAGTGTGCTTGAACTCTACTCAAGCAATTGATGTATGCCGCACGTTTGTTATCTTCACGACTGCGACTATTAGTGCCGTTAGCAGTTATTCCAGTTGGCTCATGTATACAGCGGCAACAGTTTTGATGTTTGTTGCGGTGCTGTCCACCTTTACCTGTACCAGAAAACCACTCATATCTAAACTGATCCTCTGTGATTTTCATAACTACTCCTTTTGGCGGAAACTGAGAGATTCGAACTCTCGGAACGCTATAAACGTTCGACGGTTTTCAAGACCGTTGCAATCAACCACTCTGCCAAGTTTCCAATATTGGTGGAGGTGACAGGACTCGAACCCGCTACCTATAGCTTGCAAAGCTACCGCTCTCCCTGGTGAGCTACACCCCCAATGTTTTATTTAACTCTTTTCAAATAGTCACGTCCAACGTGACCATCTTCAATTTCTGATAGTGCAGTTACAACAGGACCATTCTTAGTTTCCATTTTAGGTCTATGTCCTTTACGCAACTCTCTAACTCTAGCAGAGGCAATAAGAATTAAATCATAACGATTACCTACTGCTTCTGCGGCTTTTTGACTGCTTATTCGTGCCATAACTACTTTCTAAATTTTGGAGCGGGTAGCGAGAATCGAACTCGCAAATAATCCTTGGCAAGGATTCAGGTTACCTTTACATCATACCCGCAAATTTTGGTACCTCGTGACAGGATCGAACTGCCGACCTTCTCCGTGTAAAGGAGCTACTCATACCGCTGAGTTAACGAGGCATTAAATTTTCTTATAAAACACAACACTCATCGTGTCGTGATTAATATATCTTACACTATTTACTCTAGTAAGTCTAGAGTTTATTTCTCCGAATACATCAAAGTGATCTGTAGCCCACTTAATGAAACCATTCTCGACTCCACCGGGAATCAATCTGCCTGCTTCATTAACTAACACAAGATACCCACCTGGCTTCAACGCATTACAGATTTTGTCTATCTCTTGTTTTGGATTCTCTGTATGTTGTAATACCAAAACAGCTAAACAAACATCAACCGATTCAGGTTGAGGGCATTCTTTACTAGCTATAAACTTTTTTACGTTTGCAGTATACAATCGTGCGAAAGTAAGCATACTATCACTAATATCAACACCAATGACATTACAATTAAAGGTGTCAATCAATTTTTTACTAACACGGCCCATGCCACAACCAAAGTCTAATACAACTGATTCATCAGTGATTGTAATATTGTCTTTGATTGTGTCAACTAAAAAATCTGTTTCTCTATCAAATTTTTTAGGATCGTTAGGATCATCACTCAATACAACATTTTTTGCCTGAGCAAAAGTTGTCACATCAAATGCTTCCTTGATGTATCTCACTTACCCTGACCCCTGTATGTTTTGAATGTGCGTCTACGACTTTTATTCATAGAACTAGTTTTAGCTTTTCCACCTTGACAGGTGCGCTTGCTAACTACGTGACCTTTTGTATTACGACCTTGTGACTGAGCTTGTGCCATTTTTTTCCTATAGTTAATTGGTCGGAGTACAAGGATTCGAACCTTGGACCCCCTGCTCCCAAAGCAGGTGCGCTACCAGACTGCGCTACACTCCGAATTATTTTTGGTTGCGGGACCCGGAATCGAACCAGGATCTAGAGCTTATGAGACTCTTGAGTTACCGTTTCTCTATCCCGCGATAAAGATATTTAGTGAATCGTATTATCACTAAAAAGAAAGATTACTGTACGCGGAACTCTACTTTCATCGACTCTTGTACGTTGAATGAGTTTAACAATCCTGCTTCCTTATCGGTCTGAATTTGAGGCCAATAATCAGATGGGTTGTATGTCTCACCGTCTACAGTGACAGATTTGTAAAGTTTGTCGTTAATATATATTTTGATATCCATAGTACAGTATTTATCAAATTTGGTGCGCCTAGCCGGACTCGAACCAGCACGCCGTTGAGCGGGAGATTTTAAGTCTCCTGTGTCTACCTATTTCACCATAAGCGCATTTGTACCATAATATAATACACTCCCAAGAAATTGTCCATGTTTTCCTGTAACCATCTAGTACGAGATTTGTTGTGACCGGATCGATCAGTCACTTCGTAGTCGTTTGGTGAGCTAAGGCTGTAGCTTACTTAGACCAAGAATGTATTATATTATGGTGCCCCAAGCGAGACTCGAACTCGCACACCGAAGTACTGGCTTCTAAGACCAGCGTGTCTACCAATTCCACCATCGGGGCAATTAATTTTTAAAGAACAAAACAGAGTATAACAAATTTAAAATACTCTGTCAAACATTTTGGAGCGGGCGATGGGAATCGAACCCACGACTTTAGCTTGGAAGGCTAAGGTAATACCATTTTACGACACCCGCATGTGTCTGGTGCGCTCGGAGGGACTCGAACCCGCGACCAATGGATTATGAGTCCACTGCTCTAACCAACTGAGCTACAAGCGCAATATTTGTAGTATATATCAATACTGAATACTACGCAATATATTTGGTACCCTCGCCTGGATTCGAACCAGGGACGCTCCCTAATCTGGGGACATGTGCCGGGTATAAGCCGGGTGTTTTACCACTAAACTACAAGGGCAATAAATAATTATATGTTCGTAGACAAATCAATTCCGGAAGGTGTACTACTTTTGTACAAGTTGAATGCGGATAGCTTTGAGGCTAAAGCATCCTACACCACAGCAACTGATTTTGTCACTAACGAAATCTTTGGCGTCCCGCGAGAGACTCGAACTCCCACTAAAGGTTTTGGAGACCCACGTGCTGCCATTACACCAGCGAGACATGAATTGGTGGACAGGGACGGATTCGAACCATCGTAGCCAGAGGCGGCAGATTTACAGTCTGCTGGTATTAACCACTCACCCACCTGTCCTTTTATACAGATATATATACCAGTTTACTAAACATAAGTAAAATGGTATGAAGAAAATAATAACAATAATAATTGCATTCATATCACTTAACTGTCATGCCGGTTGGGATGACTGGAGTGACTTTGACAAAAAACTTTTTGTAGCTTCACAGTTAGCGATTACCGCAGACTGGGCTACTACCCGATATGGGTCAAGACATTTTGATGACATGCCAGGACACAAAGAATCTAATATGATACTAGGACCTTATCCTAGTACAAGAAAAGTAGATTTATATTTTGTGGGCATGCTTGTTAGCAATTACTACATAGCTGATTATGTAGATCCTAAATGGAGAGGATTCTACTTAACAATCAGAACAGTATCTCACGGCACCGCGGCTAGTCATAATGCTAGCTTGGGTTGGCACATGAGATTCTAACCACATAGAAACACATTAACCCGCTTGGCTACCCTAAAAAGGACCGCGCTGAAAATGTGATAAAAATTACCATATAGAAACACACTGCTGGATCCAGGCTACCGTTTACAACTATTAAGTCTACTGCCGTATTCCTAGTCTAGTGTAAAACTCGCCACAATGTGCTTTTATATGGTAGGGGCACAGGGATTCGAACCCTGACCTGGCAGATTAAAAGTCTGCTGTGCTAAACCGTTAACACTATACCCCCATATGGTCCCCCCAGTCAGATTCGAACTGACACCTCTCGGATTAAGAGTCCGGTATGCTACCAACAACACCTCGGAGGGATGGATCGTAAAGATTGTCTTTATCGTGCCATCCCAGACCATACGGGGGTCAAGGATGACACTAACGTTTACCTCGTTTCATGTCTTTCTCCTTAAAAATGAATTATAAACGAAATTTGATTTATTGTCAAAATTAGTGATAGATTGTTTGAACCCGCACAACCTATCAAAGCGTGGGTCTGTAGACTACTTACTACTTATCACATTGTACGCCGTAAGTAAGGGCGAGATTTAATTTGCAAGTAATAGCGCCTCCCTCATTCGCTATCATTTTACCAGTATTTTCTGTAAAGCCGCGGACTGGTTAGAGGTACGTAGTTATAGTTGATACTTGTTGGGGCCAATCTCCAACTCACATATGTATGCCTACACATGCTTTCTCAACATCTACACTTACAAAACTTGGAGGTCGGGGTAGGATTTTAACCTACGAATCAACCGGGTTGCAACCGGAGCCATTAAACACTCTGGTACCCGACCATTGTTTGGCGGATAGTATAGGATTCGAACCTATGCTCCGGCTTTCACCGGAGGACGGTTTAGCAAACCGCTGCCTTCGACCACTCGGCCAACTATCCATATTTGGCGACCTGTACCGGGCTCGAACCGGTGACCCTCAGCGTGACAGGCTGATGCGCTAACCAACTGCGCTAACAGGCCAAAATAATTATCGCAACTAGAACAGTACTCTAGTATCTACATTAGGGATCCCTAATGCCGTTTTAATCTAGTATTAAACTATACGAATATATTGGTACTCGGTAGGGAATTCGAATCCCTGTTCACGCCGTGAAAGGGCGTTGTCCTAGGCCTCTAGACGAACCGAGCATTTATAGATTGACACACGGGCGAGGTAGACAAGTACCCCTTGCTCAAGCCCGTGTGCCACATTTTATTAGTGCAAGGAAGAGCACTCGCTCTCATTACTACCTACCGAATAGTTCCGTCGCATCCCTGGGTTGTCTCTTAGCTACGCAAGAGTCCCTGCTTCATGGGTATCCGGGCGGGACAGTTGTCCTGAACTTCACCCTTCGTTCACCCCTAACGGTGTAGGTAACCTTATTCACTATATGCAAACACATTAGCGGTCTACTGTACGCTGTGATTGAACACTAGGACTTAGTATAAGTCGTCCACGACTCCGCATCTTTTTAACACAAGTCCTGCGGTTGCTTGTGAGCCAATGTGTTTACATATAGTGATTGCTTCACAGCAATTTATATGTTGGGTAACTTTTTAAAGAACAATCAGTGATTTCTCACTGTCAATACAAGTATTGTATCACCAAGTGTATTTATTGTCAACACTTTTTTAAAATATTTTGAAATATTTTTTGTACTACTTTTGTTTTTGGTCCGGCGTACAGGAATCGAACCTGTATTTATAGCTTAGAAGGCTACTGTTCTATCCATTGAACTAACGCCAGAAAATTTAAATCTTAAACATTGTGTCGGCTGTATCTGCGAAAACATTAGAGTAGCCCAAACTTTTCAAGTATTTTTCTTGTTCTACTGGTATGCTTTCACAAAAGATAACCGGTTTAAATTTCTCAATTGTTTTCATAGCGCCATCAATTACATGGCCCTCATAATTTTCAACATCTAAATGTATCAAGTCACACTGTTCTAATCCTAAATCATCGATTCGTACTTGTGGTATGTTTACCAATGCTACTTCATCAACGTTGTCTACATCACGAACCAGCATCATAGGAGTTTCTCCTTCGACTGGTCTAGCGTAATTGTTGACGCCCATGTTATGTTGACCACGATAGGTTTGGTAGACTAACTCGTTCTCTCCACCTAATGCACAATTGAATTTTTTGATGTTATCAAGTTGACAATTATTAACTAAACAATGAAAACTATAACCATCGGGTTCAAATGTGTACACTGTTTCAAACAGTGAAGAAATAATGCGAGGGAAAACTCCGCAATGACCACCTGCTTGTATCGCTACCTTAAAATTTTTACAATTTTGTTGATATGCTTTTTTGTACCTAACAATTTCTTGGGCAAACCATTCAAACATATTGTCATGTTCTGGCCACATCCAACCTTGATCGGATGGTTGTATACCATCTATTTCTCGGTCGTGATAAATTACTCGGTAGTCCAACGACACAAATATCTTAGTCAGTTAGTGCTTTAATAAAAGCGGCGACCTCATCTTCACTTAGAATGAGTTCCATTTTGTTCTGCTCTACTTCAGGATCTTTGGCCCAATCATATGTAGTGAAAATTCTAACATACTTGGCGTTAGGAGGTATGTCTAAATGACGAACTTCAACCTGTAATTTGTATCCACTATTTTCGCAAACTATCATACATACTCCTTATGTGAAACGCAATGTACTCTGCTCCCCGACCTGGGCTCGAACCAGGGACCAACGGATTAACAGTCCGGCACTCTACCAACTGAGCTATCGGGGAATAGAGTACACTGCGAGAATTTGGTGCCGAATGTCTGACTCGAACAGACGACCTATCGCTTACAAGGCGATTGCACTACCACTGTGCTAATTCGGCTTAATTTTATTTATAGTTAGTATATCACCGAGATTCTTTTTTGTCAAGCCTCTCGGTGATATCTTCCTATGACAACAGAATCCTACTATGCTTTGGAACACCTGCAATCAAGTAATCCATTTGATCCGCCATGATGTTGCGGTTCTGTAGAATCATGTTTTCGTAATGGTTTGGTGCGTATGGGACATACAGCAATTCAAGACCACATTCCTTAAGTAGCTTGTGACCCTTCTTTGCGTTACAATCCTTACATGCAGTAACCACGTTCATCCAAGTGTTTTCACCACCTCGGCTCTTAGGCAGAATGTGGTCACGACTTAGATTGTTGTAGTTAGGGAAATGACCACCACAGTATGCACATACATATCGGTCACGACCGAACAATGTACGGTTGCTCAATGCAACGTTGGCATGCTTGTGTGGGTTGAAACCGTGACCCTTAACAGCGATGATGCTGGTTGTTTCTAGGTAACTCATTTCACCGTCGTTTTGTAAACCACCACGATACTTAGCAACTACGTCACCCATACTCCAGGCGACTGCGTCCTTTGCGTGGTAGGTAATTGCATCATCGTATGAGATCCACTGCCGGGGAACTCCTGAGATATCTAGTGCTAGAACAGCCATTTTCATCCTCACTTTCTATGGTTGTGTCACTTCATGTATTTAACATCCTTATTATATGACAGAAACCATTTTCTGTCAACCTGGTCTCGCCGATAGGACTCGAACCTATATTTATTCTTTAGGAGAGAATCGTTCTATCCCTTGAACTACGGCGAGTAATACTTTTGTTTTCAAAATAAACACTTGACATATAATA